AAGCATCGACCTGAACATTTAATATGTCTATTTCGTCAGCAGCAATAGCTGATGGCTTGTACTCTTCGTACATAACGTTTCTATCTGGGTGGTATAAAGATAACAGTTTCTGTAAAACAGTCTGCTCTTTAGGTACAAACAAAGATCCAGATCTAAAAATAATATGCTCTAACCTTTGGTCTCCTTTCATATCATCAACAAACGATGTTTTTTGGTTTTGACAATACTTAAGTTCTCTTTCGTAACCTTTCTCTTCGTCAAAATAATATATGCCAGCTGCTTTGATTGATCTAGATAATGGTTTTTTACCACCTTTTAAAAAGTAAATCCTATCTTTTATTTCCCACTCATTAGTAGGTTTTAATCTTTCTCTTGTTTCTGGTTCTTCAACTACAGTATCTTCATAAAATTCTGTAACCACTTCTTCCATTGTTTCGATTTGAGGTTCTACCTCAACTTTCTTTGTTGTGTTAGCTTTTTTAGCCATAATATAATATAATATAAATTAATAAAAATAAAGTACCGAGGCCGAAGCCCCGGTTCTTTAATATAAATAATGCTTATTTCATTAACATGAAATTGTTAGCACCTTGTGTAACTAAACATCTCTCTGATAACATGTGGATTTGCATTGCATCTAAAGCAGATGTAGCAGCTCCAACAGAACCAGTAACCCAAGATTTCATTTTTCTATCGTCAGTTTGAGAAGCTCTGTATCTAACGTGTAAAAATGGTCTCTTAAGATTTTTCCCTAACTGTTGGTCATAAACCGTAGAAGTTCCAGCTGGAACAATGATACCACGGATAGCAGCTGAACCAGCAGCAGCGTTAATACCACCTCTTGTAGCTTTGTCGTTCAAGTATCTCATGTCAGACTTGTAGAAGTCATAAGAACCTCTTCTGAAACCAGAGAAACCTAAGTTCAATGCCATATCTTCAGAATTGTTAAATACTCCATAAGAAGTACCACCAGCTCCGTAAGAATTCATAGAAGCTAACATGTCATCCATCGCAAGAGACGTAGCTCTGTTTACAAACATCATGTTTTCTTCAATAGCACCTTGAGAATCAAACTCAGCTAATATAGCGTCAAATTCAGCTAAATCAGTTGCAGCGTTAACACCAGTGATACCAGAAGTAATGTTACCTCTATCTTCGATAGCAGCGAATAAACCTTCAGTACCAGCACCGTTAAGACCTGCATCAGCAGCACCTCTAACTTGACTGTCTTGGCCAAATCCAATAGCAGATGCAAGGGCAGTTTTCTCAGCTTCAAGCATAGTCATCTCTAAATGATCGTTAAAACGAGCTCTTGTATCAGCTTCAGCTTTTAAGTACCACATGTATCCAGAAGCACCATCTTCAGAAGCTACTTCAACCCAACCAATTCTAGAAACATCAGAACCTGATATTTCGTAGTAATCTTTCATAATAATTGGCTTGTTGTGGAACGACTTGAATACAGGCTCATTTGCTCCTCTTGAATCTGTTTTATAAGTACCAGTTTCATCAGCATAAGAAGCTCCTTTACCGAACTCAGAACCAATAACTAATATAGTACAAGCAGCAGCAGTTAAAGTTGATAAAGCAGTTGTAGCATAAGGCTCAACAGAAACAACGTTTGAGTTTGGAGTTTCAACAGCTAAAGCTTTAACTACAACACCAGCTTGAGCAATTAATAACATATCGTTAACTCTAATACCGTGAACTCTACTAGCTGTAGCACCTACCGCTGTATCACCATCAATATCAGCAGAAATTGTAATCGTACCATTAACGTCGCCTGCAGGCTGCACAGTACCAGTGTATGATAAGTGTAATCTTGATTGCTCAGACCAAACAACTTGGTCAGAAGTCATAGACTCTTCAGCTCCTACTTGTGAAAGAAATCCTGAGATAGTTCTCGGTCCGAAAACTTCAGCTTCTTTTTCCATAAGATCTGGTAAATATTGTTGTGCCCAGTCGTTGTTACCGGACGTAAAATCTAGATAGTTTGTAGATAATGTTTGCTGCCTTGAAGCAGGAACGCTATTCAGATTTGGGGCATTTGTAATTGCCATAATTTTTAATTTTTAAATTTATTATTTGTTTTTAATTTTAAACTTAAAATCAGGGGTATTGTCGTCGTTTAAGGCTCTTACTGTAAATCCGCTAGTATTCACGTTCTCGACGTGAGATTGTCTAGGATCCATGCTTACATTTTTAGATTTAGCAATGCTCGACTTTAAAGCGTCGACCTTACCTTGTTCATAAAAATGACTTGCAATTTGATCAGGATTCATAGCGGTAAATAAACCTTTGTGATAACCCACGGCATCTTCTATCATATTATCTTCAGTCAAAAACTTTTTGATGAAGTTGTTGATATCGCCTTGAGTTTCTCTAACATTCTGTTTGTCTTTTACATTAAATCTAAATTTTTTATCCCCAACGTTGTATTCAAAACCTTTGAACCCTTCGTTAAAAACTTTATCAGACTTTTCTCTAAAGACGTCAGATTGTTTTTCGCCTGTTTCGCGACTTTGCTCTGATTCTTCGTTATACCTGTTGAAGAAATTAACAGCTTTCTGTTGCTCTTCAGTGAGCTTCGATCCACTTTTAATATCTTCGTAATATTTGGATTTTACACTTTCCAAGTGTAGCTTTGCTTCGGCAACTTGCTCCTTCATCGCTAATTTTTTTCTTTTTATATCTCTATCCTCATCCACGTCTTCATCATAAGCAAAAGTGTCTTCCATAACGAAATCAACTTCGTCTTCTGATAGGTGTGGTTTAGTAGATTTGTAGTATTCTTTTAACAGAGTGTGATTGTCTAATTCTGAGTAATCTTGGTTAAGAGTTACAAAGTCATTTAGATCTCCACCTGTGTCTTCCATAAAGTTCATTAACTTTTGGATATTTTCTGGTAGCTCAACACCTGCTTCTATAGATTCAGCTATAGCCTCTTGAACCGTGTCTGCTATTTCTTCAACCTGTTCCTCGTTGGTTATCTCCTCAATTACTGGAACTTCCTCGGTTGGTAACACGGGTTCTTCAATAACCTCTACCACCGTGTCTGTAGGCTCTACGGTTTCAGCGTTTTCAACTGGCTGACTTAAATCAACTTTTGTTACAGTCTCTTCTATAACTTGAGCTGGTTTTTTCATTTTTTCTTTTACCTTAGTAACATCGCCCTGTGTTTCGTTTCCGGTAGGCTGTACTTCTGGTTTTTCTTTTACTTTTAGTTTTCCAGTTGACTCATCTGCCACTGGATTTTCCTTCTTTTTTGCCATAATATAATATAATAATAGTTAATAATTTACTTCTATCTAGGTCCGAATCTTGACATATCAATACCTTTTCCTAGAACGTCGTTACCTTTAGATTCAAAAGGTTTTTCTTGCTTAGCGCCTACTTGCATGCTAGTTTGCTTTTCAGAACTTTGCATTTTTTGAGATTCTAACTTTGCTCTTTCTTTGTTTTCTGCTTCTTTGAGCCTCATGTTCATTTCAAACTCTAAATGCATTAGCTGTTTTTTAACCTCTGCTTCCGCAAACATTTTCTTAGTAGCGAAGTCAGCTTTAGCAGATTCAATAGATATAGCTGTGTTAGCTATCGTTTGTTGTTTCTGTTGCTCAAAACCTGCCGAAGCTTCTTGCTGCTGTATATTAGCCTGTGCTTGTGCTTGCATGTTTTCTTGTTGCATCATCTGATCCCTAGATATCTTTTTCTTTCTTCTAATCTTTAGAAGTTGGTTAGCTAGTTTTGTGTTCTTTATTTCCCTAAGATCAATAGCATCTTCAAGCTCTATGTTCTCTTGCCCTAAAGCAACTTGGATGTTCATCTCAAGTTTAGCCTTTTCTTCTTCGTCCGGCTGTAGTTCTAAAAATATACCAAAGTCGTATAAGTGTAAATCTGACATCTCCGCTAGTGTCATTACATTATGTCCACCGATAGCTTGCATAAAAGCGTCTCTTGTTGGAGAGTACTCTATAATATCAGATATTCTAAGCGATAAACATTCACACACCTCAGACGTTAAGAACATTCCACTCTGTAGTATATGCCTAGTGGCTGTGTTTGAGTTTGCTGCTGCCATTTTCTGTACTCCAACTAAAGATCTTTCATCAGGAGTACTACCGTCTCTAGCTTCGTTAAGACCAGTTACATCTCTTATCATCTGTAAGTAGTAATTATAGTTACCTATAAGTGCTTGTAATTTACCAGTTCCTGCTCCACTTGCTATCTCTTGTATTGGTACTTTACCAGGATTCATATCTCCTTCTGATGTCATAGACCTACCGATAATACTACCAGTCTGAAAAAACATGTTTAAAGCTTCTTGTGGACTGTAAGCCGTTCCGTTACCTAAGTCAATCTCAGCTAAACCATCAGCGTCTAAATAAACTCCATCTGGAACCATACGTGACATCACTTGCTGTAACTTTAAATGTGTCAATTGTATCATGTCCGCAAAACCAGTAATCCTACCTACTAAAGACTCTATTCTACCTTCATACATTCTAGGCGCAACAATAGCATAGTTCATTTTGATCTTAGTGTAGTCACTCTTAGGCCGCATCATGTTCTTAGCCATCTCCCACTTAAGTAGTTTTTTAGTACCTAAAATTAAAGCACCATCGTATAAGCACTCTACTTTTCTAGCTTCTCTACTAAAGTTTTGGTTTTCTCCAGGATTGAACGTGTCATCTTTTTCAATAGCCTTGTCACCTCCAGAGGCTGTTTCTTTTACTTTATAAACTTCCGACATGTACGTCTTATAGTTAAAGTATAATACACGAACTTTATTTCTATCGTTGTCTCCGTCTTTCATACGGTTACTCTCGTACCTACCAGAGCTTTGGTTGTTATAATCAGTTACTTCTTTTAAGTCTTCCTGCGTTAAGTGTGGAAACTGCTTTATAAGTTCGTTAACTGGAATTGTTTTAACTTCACCAACGTAATATATATCTTCAAAATAAGGGTCTTCTGTGTGTGAGTAAACTAAGTTAGCTGGATCTACATAGTCTATGGTAACACCCTCAGATGTGTTAAAAGAGGTTTTTACAGCGCCTATACCTAATACGGTAAGATCGTAGTAAAACCTCCTTTTTGTAAGATCGTATCTATTTCCAGTTAGCAAAGTAGTTAAAGCTTGCTCTTCAGCTATCTCTATCGCCTGCTTATAATTTAACTGCATGTGAAGATCTAGTTCTTCTTGAGAATCTGGTAGTAAGTCAGGGTTGTCATTAAACAAGTCCATCCCAAAAGTTTCCTTAATAAACTCCTTCAGCTCTCTAGTTCTCATGTCTTCCATTATACCGTCCATGTACTCGGTTCTTTTGCTAACTCCAAAAGGATCTTGAGAATATGCTTTTATGTCATACACTCTTTCGGCTATACCGTTAACAACGATATCTACAAATTTAGATATTATCGGAACTGGCTTCCAGTCTAAGTTTAAGTAAGACAAATCGCCATTAATAGATAATTCGTCCTTGTACTTCTGTATTGGCTGTTCTCCCCTAGCGTACAGCCTTAAGTTGTGAAAGTTGTTTCTATTGTGGATATATCTATTAGAGTTATTGTCTTTATCAAACCACTCACCTTCAATAGCGTGCGCTACCTTGAGTCCATACTCATAGCTTATTTTTTCTGCATCACTAACTACTTGACTTGGAAATTCCCTCATATTAATCTTTTATTATCTTTGAAGTACCACCTTTATTAGAGTACTTGGCTATACTTATATTCAATTTTGGTTTTTCTACTTTCGCGTTTGGTCTATACAAATGTCTGTTACAAGCCATAATAGCTAGTCCTGAACTAATAGATGCGTCAAACTTAGTTCTTTTGTTTATATCAAACCTACTCCAATCGTTTAGCAGTTCGTTAAAATAA